TCTTTCATTTCACAATCTATTCCTTCACCAGTACATCCTTCCTGTGCAAAAAATACAACATCATGATTATATTTTTTAAGCGTTTTGATTTGGTCTTTTACATCATGAACTAGAGAGTAACTATCTGGCATTCTTCTGAACGTAGTAAGAATCCCTATTTTCATTTTTTTATTATTTTGTTTTATATTCTTTATTTTCTCTTTTTATTTTTCGTTCAGCTCTTACCTCTCCACTTGTTCGAGGTTTCATCATTTTATCCATTGGAGGTCCACTTATATTTTTGAAGATATCAGTTTCCCAAGGTCCAGCAATTCCTTCCTCAAATAATCCATGAGCTATATTATTGCTAACCATCTCCGTATCTCCTCTCCTCTTCCCTTTATGGTTTTGAATATATGTTATTTTTATCATGTTAATTTTTAATTATTCTTTGAAAAAAGGGAACGAGGTAGAAGGTAGAACTCGTCCCCTAATTTCTTTAAAATTCAATAATAACTATCTATTAAGGAATAGTTATCAATTCTCTCATTGCCTCTTCTAAGACACAATTTCCAGCGATTCTTTCAACAATCCTAATACCAGTTTGGTCATGCTCCCAAGCTTCTCCAGCTAGGTTGCTAACAGTAACAGTCATTTTCTTTCTGTCACCAAACCAATAACCAAGTTTGTAATCACCGAAGAAAATTGAAGCTTCAGGAACCCAGTTATTCTCAATTACGGGATATCCGTAAATTGTAGCTGGTTGACCAATCGCAACAGCATCTAACCAAATGTATCTGTTATTACCGTCTTGGACTTTCCTCAATTCTCTGATGTTAACATTATTAACTAAGAACTTAGCATTCTTTCTATACTTAGAAGGTAATGCATAAATTAAATTAATAACGTCATCAAAGTCAAGATTTCCAGCACAAGTAACAGTAGTAATCGTACAGGTAGTTAAACCCGTTGGTTGACCTACTCCAGTACCCATTGTAATAACTCTATCTTCCTCAGTTGCTATAGCTTCAGCAAATAAGTCAATAATAAGTTTTACAATATCGAAGGTATCACAATCTTCAATTAATTCATCGGAAGCGTAAAGAATAGCAGCTACTTTATAAGCAGTTAGCGTCTTTTCGTCAAAGTCAGCAGTGGTAGTAGATTTTGCAGCGTTCTCAGAAGTCCAACGTACATGAGGCCTACTTCCTAATGTAGGAATTTTCAAAACGTCTTTCTTCATTGGAACAACTCTTACTAATCCTCTCATACGAGTAGGGTCAGCTAAGTCTCTAATAAGTTCAGCTCTGAACTCATCAGGAAACAAATATCCACCATCAGCAGCAGTTCCTTCACTCAAAGCTTTCAAGGAAATACTATCCTTGTTAACTAATGCTCTAAAGAATCCAACAATCTTTTCTTCTTTCGTCAAGTCACTAACATCTTTTTGCACATCGTTAGATATGTAGATTTTAGCAGCAGGACTTTTCATCTAAAGAAGCAATCTTATCAACTTTCTTCCTAAGCTCATCTAATCCTAAAGAAGCTGATATTTTTTTAGTTGCCTCTTCGATTTTTTTCTCCATCTCATCTTCTTTCTCTTCTACTTCTTCTTCTTCCTCTTCTTCTTTCTCTTCTTCTTCTTCAATCTCTTCTTCTTTCTTTAATTCTTTTTCTTTGTTCATATTTTTTGATTTAAAGTTTTTTTGCTTTATGTAAGGTATCATTTACCTCACTAGCAATTCTTTGAAGAGCTTGTACCATAACTCTGTTTGTCAGTTGTTTTCGTACTACTCTCTTACGACCTTTGGTTTTAGATTTGCCTTCTCCGATTTTTGGTTCACTCGCTTCAAGCAAGTCTTCCAATACGGAAACCGATTCTTTTAATTGTTCTATTGAACTCCTTATTTTTGTTTTATTCTTTCCAGACAATACTCTTCCTTCTTTCGTTAATTCCTGTATTTTCTCTTTCAATGACTCTATTTCATTTACATCTGCTTCTTGTTCTCGTCCACTGCCTGGTCTTTCTATTCTTCTCATCTCTCCACTGCACTTTGGACATTTAATATCTTTACAATGTTCCTTGCTTTCTAAAGTGTGTCCACACTCAATACATTCGCAATTATATATTTCTTCTTCTACCTTCTCTATTTCCTTTTCTTCTTCTTTCTCTTCCTTGATTTCTTCTTTAGGTTCTTCTTTCTTATCATCTTCTTCTTCTTTCTCTTCTTTAATTTCTTCGCCACTTTCCTCTTCAGGTTTTTCTTCTGATTCTTCACTAGGCTCTTCTTCAGTTTTTTCCTCAATTCCTTCCTCTGGCTTTTCCTCAATCTCTTCTTCTGGTTTCTCTTCTATTTCCTCTTTAGGTTTTTCTTCAATCTCTTCTTCTGGATTTCCTTCTGGTTTCTCTTCTTCAGCTTTTTCCTTAATCTCTTCCTCAACCCAAGTCTCAATTTCTTTCTTTACTTCAGGTTTATATTCTTTCGGAACAACTAAAGCTGAAGCATTGGCAGGAACTGGAACTGCTGATATTTCAAGCAATTCTGATTCAAGTATTTCTTGACCTACTATCTCTCCTTTCCTTTCGATAGCTTTACTCTTTTTAGGAATAAATCCTACTGAAAAAGCACTCATAATAGCAGGGCTAGATTCATACATACTTTTAATCTCTTTTGCTAATTGAGTAAGTTCATGAAAAACAGGTTCAAAAATTAACTGCTTTCCTACTACTTTTATATTTTTAGCAATCCCAATAGGTGGTGTGTGATAATCGTGTGCAAATTGAAGAACTGGATTCTTCCTAAAGTTCTTTAATTTCCATCCACCTGCCCTGATAACATCTCCCATCCTATCATTGTCTTCACTAGAAGCAATGGCGACTAATTTCCCTTTTTTGTCCTTTTTTGTATATGCTCTTAATTTTGTTTTTTCCATATTATTTTTGGAAGATGCTTAATGTATCTTCCTTTTATTTACTAGACCTTTAATCTATTATAGGTGTAGTCGTACATCTACACATTGGATGAAGTGGAGGATATCCGACTTCTCCATAATCAAAGTTTAATTTACTATCTCCGACTTGGTAAGTATCACCTTCTTCAAAAAAGCTCTCTTCTAATTCAATAACCCTTTCATCCATGTCAGCACAAAACTCACAAGTCCTTTCATCGAAAGCAGTTAACCATTTCTTTCCCTTTACTACTTTTGATTGTTTGTAAGCTTCATTAGTAGCAAACCCCATAGTCCTTGCTGATTCTGTCCTAGCTACCATCTTTGACCTTCCTTCTTTAGCATCTCCAAATATCTTTTGGATTCTTATTGCTAATTTATCATTTCCTTCTCCAGCTTCTATTCCTACTAATAATGCTTTTTTTATTTTTAAATTAGTAGTTTCATTTACACTCGTAGAAAATTTAATTGGCTCTTCTTTTAAGAATTTCTTCACATTGTCATTTTCCATGTCGAATACAACATCTGAATTTATCTCTGACAAAGCGTATTCTCCTTGCTCTTCTATTTCTCCAATTACACTAGGAGTAATAGTTTTAGCCATTTTCTTAGAATGCGTAGCTACATTAAGTAATATATATTTAATATTAAGTTTTAAATCTTCTCTAAATATTCTATCTCTATTAAAATCTTTTCCGATAGTTTTTCTAAAGCTTTCCATACTCTTCCCTTTCAATTTACTTAGAACTTCTCCCTCTTGCTCTTTAAATAAATCTATCATCTTAGCTTCTATTCTCCTTTCATATTTTTCCTCTATATCTATTTGTTTTCTCCAAAAAGCTTCTTTGTCTTGAATTTCTCTTGGAACTTTTTTCTCTTTCTCTTTCTCTTTTTGTTCCTTCCTTCTTTGTTTATCTTTTTTAAATTCAGACCTTTATATATCTCTAACAGTTTCTTTAATTAACTTTTCTGCTTTCTTTTTGAAAATCGTTTTTCTATAATTTCTCTGATTTATCTTTTTAAGAATATTTTTTTCCCTTGTAGATAATTTCTCTTTACCTTCATTTCCAATAGAAGGAACTGCTCCTCTGTTTTCACTTTCAATAGGAGTTACGTTCAAAGGAAGATAGATACTATCTCCATAATCTACTGGCTCTAATCCCTCTGCTTCTCTAACTTCATTAGGAGTAAGCCAACCTGACTTTAATCCATTAACATACTTCTTGATTTTTAATTCTGCATTTTCAGGAACAGGGTCTTCAAAGTCTAAACACAAATCATCTCCGAACATAGGAACTAGAAACTCATTCATCTGTTCTACGATTCTTCTCATCTTTGGCTTAATAGTCCATCTAGCAAAAGAATAAGCTTGAGTTTCTGCGTTAGCTCTATTAACATCATCCGTTAAAGATATAACAGCTTTAGGAACTCTAAAAATAGAAAGAATCTTATCTCTACTAAACCTTTGCTGTTCCAAGAAGTCCATATCTTTCTGGCTTAACTGCATCGGTTTATATTCTAAATCACCACCCAATATAACTAACTTAGAATTATTTGAAATACCTCTAAACTTCTTTTTCCATTTAGTTTCTAGGTCTTTAATCTGTGATTTAGATAAATCACTTTTAGTTGTTAAAATAGCGTCTGGTCTTGCTTCATTGTAAAAGAAATTAATATTCCATCTCTCAGTATACTTTTCTAAATCTACAGTCGTAGCAACTGACTGCAATGTTCCTTTCCCTCTAAAACTATGTACAGGGTCAGGATATCTTAAAAACATTATATCTTCTGCTGCTATTGTTATTTTCTTTCTTGGCTCTGGTTCATAAATATATTCTTTAATAATCTTATCTTCATCAAATTTTATCGTTAACTTATCTGGTCTCAACAGATACATGTTGTAAGGAACTGTAATTCCTTTATCATCTTTAGCTCTTTCCAATAAAATAGGAGCTTCTCCTGTTAGTTCTAAATATTGCTGTACTAACCAAAAGAAATCATATTTAGTAGTAAAATTATTTACCCTACTTATCAAGTCAAGAAGTGGATGTTCTGGCACTTCTTCTAGTTTCGCATCTCCAGTCCTTCGATATAAAGTTAAGTCAATTCCTGCTATCTCATCTGATATGGCAGAAGTACAAGCATAAACCCATCCAGTAGCAGATTGCAAATACTCAGAAGACTTCATTGTAGGAGCTTCTTGTCTCCTGATAGCATCTGAAACTAAAACAGAATCTTTTTCATTTTCTAAATCAGCCCAAGAAACAACGCTTCCTTTCTCTTTAGAAGGAACAAAGACATTTTTTATTCTACTTAGAATCCCATTATTATTTTTATCCATGATTTTTTAAAAAAATAAGTAGCATTAATAAGATGCTACCACTTGGTTTTTCCATTGGGCAGTTAGTTTATAAAACCCCTATTACCCTATTGTAGAAGAACTCCATTATTCTGTCAAATAATGAAATATCAAATAATGTATAATTGAGGTCTATTCGATGCTTTGTTCATTAATTTCTGAACACAAATTACAAAAGCGTCTGATAGGTCGTCATGTTTTTCTATGCCAAAACCTGTTAACTGCATTATCAAATCTTCACATCCTTTCTTCGGAAACAAGACATTTCCATTCTCTATAAAGGAAGCTACTGTTTCTAACCTAGCTTTTTTATCTGTTCCAACTTTTACACCTGCAGCTGGAAGCCCAGTTCTCTTCATTTCCTGAATCGCTGCTTGTTGATAAGCTACGTCTTCAACCCACAAATCAGTTAAACTATCAACACCTAACACCAAACTAACACTCCTTGCCCTATTAATAGTCTCATGAAAACTAAGTCTATCATTTACAGGATTAGGCATTATATATATTTTTGGCTCTCCATCAACCATATAAAGCCTTCCAGAAACCATAGCTGTATAGTCTGCTGTCAATTCTTTACTTATAGCTAAATCTATTCCTGTTCCTTGAAACTCTGATTCTTCATTCGGTCTTTTATCATAATACTGTATCCAATCATCTTTCACTATTTGTCCTTTCTCAGGAACTATTTTTAATAAGAACTCTCTTTGCCAAGTTCTATTATCATATTTACCTTTCTCTGCTTCAACGTCTTCCTTTGTTTTAAACTTTTCTTTCCATGCAGGATTTCCATCTTTATTAAAAAAAGGAAACTCCCTTACCGTGCCCTTTCTTGTTCCATTCTCTATCTCGCTCTTTACCCTAGCCATTATAGCATCACTATGTAACAAATTTCCTATTAAAATATATCTAGTACCCTTATCTCCAGAAGGAAGAACATCCCCTAAAAACCATCTATAAGTTTTATCTCTCTGTTCTTTAGTTCTAATCATTTCAAGATTCTCTATATCATCAACGATAAATAAGTCAGGTCTATATTGCTTATGCCTTAGCCCTCTCATCTTTTGTCCTGTTGACTTTGCTAATATTCTAGTATCGTATCTTGGTAAAACTATATTGGTTGATGTCCACTCCTCATTCTCTTCAAATGGACCCCAGTCCCTTATTAAACCCTTATTTGTTTCTAACTCTATTTTTAAATTATAAATATGCTGTTTCGCCTGACTAAACGTATCTGATACTAAAATAGGAAATTTGGCATGACCACTTATCGTTGCCCAAATAGGCAAAGCTAACATGGCCAAAGTACTCTTGCTACTCCCTCTAAAAGCAATAATCTCTAAAAACTTTTCATTTCCATTTTGAAGCAAGTTCTTGATTTCTTCTTGGAATGGAGCTGATACATATTTTATATAATGACCAAAGTAAATAAGAAAAAACCAAGCAAAGCTTTCCTTGACAGCTATCTCCCTTTTTTCACTATTTGTTATTAATATCTGGGGTATTAATTTTTGGGACGATTGTAAATCCTGCATTTTCTAATATTATTCTTACTTCTTTAACTTGATTAACAGAGTATTCTTTTTCTTGTATAAGCTTAACTTCTTCCACAAACTCACCTGCATATTGTAAGAATAACTTAACTTCAGCAGCATTACCATCTTTTATTGCTCTCCTATATAGACCCATTAAAACATTAGATGACCTATCTTTTGCCCATTTCTTCCTTTCAATTCTTACGTTATCCCAAAATCCTTCTACCTTCTTCCAGTCAGATAAGGTAGCTTCTTCAACGCCCATCTTTAATGCCAACTCTTTTTGCTCTTTCGGAACCCTTTCAGGTCCTGGAAGCCCTATCCACTCTATAAACATTAGGTATTCTTGCTTCTTTTTAATTGTATCTGGAATTGTCATAATTGGTTTATTATTTTAATAATTGTACTTTCTTATTAGTTAGTATTTCCCACCTTTTTATTATTACGTCACAATATTGAGGATATTTTTCCATCATATAACATTTACGATTTAGTTGTTCGCAGGCAATTAAGGTTGAACCTGAACCCCCAAATAAGTCTAACACTATATCATTTCTATTACTATAAATTGTTATATAAGGAGTTAATATTTCTATTGGTTTTGCTCCAAATACTTTGTCTTGCCCACTTCTACTTTTCCTTTCAACTGTTTCTTGTATTAAGTCTAATGGAGGAACTGGAGACCTATTTGGTTTCTTGGTGCCCGCTGAAGCCTGTAAACATATATCATATTTATTAAATAGCCCTGTGTTAGGATTCTTAAATAAGTTTTCTCTATTCACTGCATACCATATTATCATACCCCTCATCTTATAATATTTTTCTAATGCTAACCATAAATCTTTTGTATTTATCCAACATTCCCATACTAATATCCTAAAATTTTCTTTTCTTACTAATTCCACGTTCCTTAACCATTCATCAAACTCAAATACCATTGAACTATCTAATTCCCCATATTGTCTATCTTGCTTAGCCCCAAAATGTTTTGAAGATAATCTATAAGGCGGGTCAGTGAACACCATGTCAGCTTTATTCCCATCCATAAGCTTCTCTACGTCTTCTTTCTTCGTAGAATCTCCACTCATTAAATAATGTGCGTTTTGTATATCTTCTCTTTCGTATTTTATCTTATTTCCGCATTCACAGGTTGTTTCCATATATTTTTATTCTTTTTACAATTACAACTTCGACAAAGTGGCTGTAAATTTTCTATATTATTTACTCC